CTCTTACGTTATATCTGAGGTCTTAGAAGTTGCTCCCTATCATTTGCACCCTTTCACTTGCCTCACTAATATACTATCACACTTAATAGTATATGTCAATAATTAATTTATAAAATTTTATTTTATAAGTATTATTGTTTTATTTTATAGCTTTAATTGAATTGCTTCATTATATATATAAGGTTCACTTTTGTATTATTAATTATTTTGGAAGTTATTTTATTTGTATTACATATATAGTAAAAGAGCATTTTTCTTCAAGCTTAATATTGATGCCTAGAAGTTAGAGCTTGTAAGATGGAATTTCTGGACGATATTTTATATTGGGAAATCGAGAGCGAAAAAGTGAAATAGAGATATGTTAGGCATACTTGCCGATTAGTTTTTATCTGGGGAGGGGGGGTAAAAATTTAAAAGGTTCTATTTGAGAATTTTTTTTACCAGTAAGAAAAGAATTCCAGCGATTGAGTGCCATTTTCTATATAGTAATAAGAGATACACCACCTTTTTAAGCAGCTAATTTAATAATAATTATTTGTAGAAGTTGAGTAATTTTTCCAAATATAATAAGTATTATCTGTGGTTTAGTTATTTTAAATAATAATTATTTACCAATCTTTGTAATTTTGATTTTAAAGCCATTCAAATAACTTAAAGGTATAAACACTAAGCTAGAAAGTAAAACCTTTTAAACTTAATATAGTGCATATAAGAAGTGATATAGCTGTGGGAAGAGAATGCAACTCCGTCAACTCCACTTCTATCATTTCTTTGTAGTCAATCTAAGATTAAATACCTATTGAGTTTTACCGGTAATAACTATTGAGTAAGATAACTATTGAGTTTGGTGAGTAAGTTAATGTTAGTTAGTAGAATAGTAACTAGTGAGATGAAGATAACATCTAGTCAGTTAAAGAGGTGAGATAATATATTTAGATAATAGGTAATACTATATAAACTTATTAGTAATATATAGTAGATATAATTTCTGAATATGTCCTTCGGAATTTTTATATAGTTATAACATCTAAGCAATAATAGAGAATTCTAATAAGACTATGAGAAAATTGACTTCACCATTTGCTGTATAATCAATTCTTTTAAGGTTAGTCATACTATAATACCCCTAGTTTTACCATCTAATATAACGCTAATAAAAAAGAGAGGCTTTTAACCTCTCTAATATGCTATTCAAATCCTAATTTTTCAAGTTGTATTTGATACAATTCAATATCAGCTTTCAATCCTTCTATTATTTTATCACAAACCTGTCTAAGTTCATCAGTTGTAAATTCTTCTATTGTTACTTGAATAAGTCCAAACGATACATCAAATCTAGGCTTGCAATTGCTGCCAGAAAGATCAATTAAAGTCAGGTCAGATTTTATTCTGTGTAGTTTATCTAGTTTCTTTTTAGTTTTTTTATATTTATCTATAAGTTCTTCCAAATCATTTAATCTCATTATTCAACCCTCCTGATATTGTTTAAGTTCATTTCTTTTACAATTAAATCCATTAAGTACTCTAGGTCACATTCGTGCTTCATACCACTGTTAACATCTTCTAGTTGTTCAATATAAACTTTATAAGACTTCTTATCTATCCTCTTAATAAAAATTCTACGTTCTTCATCTATGTAGACAGTTATATCATTTATTTCAAGTTTTTTCAATTCATCTTTTACCAAGTCATAATTCGTTTCAGCTTCAAGTATACTCAGTAAACTTAAAGCACTTTTACCGAGCGTTAAACTCTCAATCAATTCCTTTTGTCCATAGTAATCTTCAAAGCTATCTCTATTTTCATAATATTTTTTATATTTTATTTGTTGTTCTCTCTTTAACTTGTCAACTAATTCTCTTATTTTATTACGATACATATTAGCTTTACTCATAACTTCTCACCAACTCCACGTACTTTATTTCATCTTCGTAATTAAAATTTTTATGTATAAAATCAAATAACTCTAAACGGGTTAATTTATCAATGCTTTTCCTTAATTTGTCATTATAAAATAAATCAACAGAATAATCATCGCAATTATATTTTATTATTAATAATTCTACTCTTCTGTTATCTATCATCATCACCATATTTTGTGAATTTAAATCAATCAGTTTTGACATTAAATCTTTTTTAGTCATTAGATAACCTCTACTGTTACTTCCTTAAACTGTTCATATGTTAGCCAGTTATCCAGTTCTACTAACACATCTCCAAGACTGCATCTAGTATATGTAAATACTCTTTTATTTTTAACAAACTGTTTCATTTCATACTCTTCATTTTCCTTCGGTGCAATCGGACTAATATGAGTGTATACATCTTGATATTTTACAATCAGTGTTTCATCGCATTTTAACCCTATTATTTTTAAAGCTAACTCTGTTCTATTCATTAAAAAAACCTCCCTAACCTCTTTAGTTCTTAATAGTCTAAAATTATAACCTAAGTAAGATTTATTTATATAAAAGTATTTAAAGTTATCTGGTGTTATTTTAAAACCATCGTATAAGGTTAATACTGCTACTCTACCCTTAGTTTTAGCTTCCTGTTTGTTATATCCATCAATCTTTATATTAAATTGATTGCCTATAACTTTATAAAATCTTAATTTCCCTTCTTCATCTTTCACTGATACAAAGTCCCCTTCTCTTAGTTTTCTTAATTTAAGTTTAAACAATATCGTTTTTAAGTTCATCATTTATCATTTCCTTTTATTTGTATTTTATTAATTAAAATCTTCACAAGACTTTTCATCTGGTAATTTATGTTCTACTAAAAATTCACAAAATTCATCATAGTAATTGTAGTATATACAATCTTGACAAGTTTTCTTATCCATTGTTTCCTCCTACTTTCTTCTTTTAAAGTGATACGCTAGCTTATGATAGTGAATAAGTACCCATTTATCTAAAAGAGTTCTATAAGCTAAGTCAGCAATTCTTCTACTATTGCTTATATCCCTCTGAACAAACCCATTCATAAATAAAAAATCTTTGTTATACCTTCCACGTGTAACGTGTTTAGGTCTATTTCTCTTATTAAAAGCTCTCATTAATACCTCCTATATAAAAAACCCTTATAATACTTTCTTACTCTTTCTTTAAAGATATTCCAGTCTTTTTCAACAACTTCAAATATTGCATCTTCAAAATCACTTATATCACAAAATACATAAGTTTCTGTTTCAAAATCTTTATATAAAAAAACCTGATAAAAGTATTGTTCATAATTCCCAGCACTATCTTTAAAACGATATTCAAATCCGTCATCTATTGCTTGCTTATAATTATCTAGTTTTTTAAAATCTAATTCTTTGTATTTTCTCATTATTTCACCCCTATTTATAGTAAGCCTCATACTTATAAAACCATATAAAATCAAAATTACGAGGTCTTATTTTAATTTTTATTTAATAAAACTTTCTATCTTTTTTCTTTGCTCAACGCATTCTAATCTTTTCTTTTCTCTAGTATCTTTAACAACCCCTAAAAAGTCATAAGGAATGTAGTGGCTGTAAGAACTTTTATACTGTTCACTAAATAATAATTCTAATGATTTAAAAGCTTTTTTTTCTATATAAACTATATCATTATCAATCATTTTAAGTTCTTTTTCTAATTCTTTCAATTTCTCAACAGCTTCTATCACTTCTTCTACTGTAACGCCAATATCTTTTTCAGGTTCTTCAAAGAAGGCTTTATTGTTAATATTAATAATAATTTTATCTAATGTATCAATTTTCGTCATTTCTTGTTCATCTGTATAAATATATCTATTTCCATCATATTCTCTATATTTTGACGGTATTTTTTCTATATCAAATAATTTTATATTCATTTTAAAAAGCAATATTCCATCATATTCTTTATCCAACAGAACTGTATATCTTGTCATGTTTTTAAATCTTGGGTCTTTCCATTGTTCATCATTTATAACTACTATTCCAGTTACTTCTTTACCTCTAGTTTTGCTTGAAGTTATCTTAACTTTATCACCGACATTAAAACAAGCTTTTTCCATTTATTTACCCCCTTTAAAAGTTGAATAACTATAAACTTTATATTTGTTTACGCTTGATTTAAGCCATTCTGATACTTGCTTTCTACTATAAGTCTTACCTGTTGTTTCTAATAAGTAAAACTGTGCGTTGCTTATACCTAGAATTGTACGTCTTTTCTTACCTGTTTTTAAAATTATACTAGCGTTTTCTAACCAATCAGCAACTTTCCAAACTAACGGTCTACAACCAAAACCAGCACGTTTCAGTGATAATTCATTACCTTTCTTTTTAGCTACTCCGTTTTTATCAAGAAGAGGGCTTGACAGTGATACGCTTCCTACACCTTTTAAAAATATTACTATTAACTTACTTTTTCTTTTACCACTGTTATAAGCTTTCATTATTATCACTTCCTACATTATTGTTTTTTAATTCATATTCTACATTTTCTTTGATTTCGTCTATTTTATTTAAAAGTATTAAATAACTTAAACATTCTATTCTGTCTTCATCTTTTAGCCACACCACGTAACTTCTTAAGTTTTCTAATTTATCAACAATTTTATTCATTCTCAGCATCACACCCTTCAAAACCATAATATTTACATTCAATTCCACAGTTTCCAGTTATTCCTTCAGCAAAACACTCGCTAGATGTAACATATTCTTTGCTTCTAAATGTAGATATAGATTTTAAGCTTGCTATCTTCTCTAATATATCAAGTGCTATTTTCTTTTCTTTCAAACCTTCTGTATCTACAGAATTGTTTAAAATTTTATTTATGTATTTCAATTCTACTTCATCTAACATTAAACCGTATTTCACTTTTACCTCCTAAACTTACTATATTACTACTTAAATATCCTCCTCTTATATCTAACAGGTTTATGTTCTGCTATTTGCTTTAAAGAAGTAGCTCTAAACTCTATCTTCTTTAGCTCATTAGCTAACTTGTTGTACCCTCTTAAAATAGTGGTCAAATTTTTGTCTGATACCTTGTAAAAATTATCTTCTACCATAACTGATGGTTCCTCTATCATACATAACACATCAAACGCTGTTGTATGTTCAGTTATTACATAACCACAACCTCTTAAAAAGTTTATTATTTCCAGTTCTATTAAATCTCTTATAGCTCTTTCTATCGTAGGCAAGTCACAGCCTGTCTTTTTTTCAAAATCCTCTCTTTGTTGTATTCCATCAGTGCTTATAATTTCCATTATTTGTAAGCTTAGCAATCCTTTTTTAGTCATTTATCAATTTCTCCCTTATAAATAAATCTGCTATACATACATTTAAGTATGTTGCTAATATAATTAAATGGCTCTTCTGAAACTTCTCATTAGCTCCGTTTATAATAGCGTTTATAGTCTTGTAACTCAATCCAGTGTCCTTATTAATCTGGTAAGTTGTTATCTTTTTTTCTTTCATTATTTGCTCTAACTTAGTTATTTTAGATGTTCTCACCATATCTGGTGTTATTTTCTCTAATCTCTTTAACCTTTTTATAAACACCCTTGCTCTCCTCGACATATTTAATCACCCCCTTGACTTGAAAGTTGATATAGTCGAATATCTCATCTTTTGATGAAGACAATCCACATTCAGTAACTTTCCATTCTTTCCATTCTCCCATATAGTTTTTATATTTTTTAAGCGTTTGTACCTCTGTAATAAATTCACCCTCACAATCTATACATCTTCTAGTTGTGAACTTTTTACCATCGCCGAAACCTTCCAGCTTATCCCATTCGCCAGAAAGAATATCTTTTTTTCTCATACAACTCCCTTCTTCATTCCGTTTTTAAATTTTGTTATACCTTCTTTATTTTTCTTACCATCTCTCGAAAGATAGATAGGTTTACAATAATAATTGTTTAAAGCTTTTAAAGTTGTTATTGGCTTTTTAGTATCTATTCCTACAAAAATTTCTACATCAAATTTCGGTTCTTTAAAATCATACTTTTTTCTTTTCTTAGCCATTCCATTTCCTTTCTAAAACGTTTTACTGTGCATAACCTTATATTTGTATATCTTATTTCTACAAGCTTGTTAAATTGATTATAGTAAGCTCATATAGAATTTCTGAATAAATTATGTAAATTAATACTTTTAACATCGGCTTAGCTATGGTATGTTTGTATTCTAGTGGGTTTTCGTAGTAAATTACTAGTATAAAAAGAATTATTACAGTTAAATTCACTTAAAATAATTTTCCTAGTAAAAACCATAACCAACCAGTTATAAACAAACCTGTTTTAAAAGATAATACCAATACAACTATTGGTAATATGATGCCAAAAAATAAAGCTGCTATTCCTCCAAAAAAGTTTTTCATACATACACCTCCGATATTGTCAATAAAATTGATAGAACTACCAGTAAAAAACCTAACCCAAATATTGCCACTTTACTAAAATGTGTCAACTTCATCATTTCCTCCTCGTTTAATAACAAAACACACCAGTGATACAATCAAACATACAATTTTAATCATCACGTCCTCCTATAACATCACTGTTCCAAAGTTCAAATGTATCTCTGTAATCATAGAGATGTCTAGTTAGCCCAGCTATTAAACACCAAAACTCTCCATCACTCATTTTTTCTGGGACTTGTATTTTAGCCTTTTTTATATCCCAGTCAGGTATCACAACAAAAGCGTTCCATTTTACTATCTCTTCTATCAAATCAGTAGCTATTTGATACTTAAATTCAATTTCTTCTGTCATTTGTTATCACCAAATCCTTTAAGCGAACATTCAAATATTGTCCATACCTTAGTATTCGGTTTCAAATCTTTACTCAGATATTTTCTTAAAGTACTTTTTAATTGTTGAAAATATTTAAATTCATAGCCATTTTCATATTCAACAATATAGACAGGACACTTATTGTGAAAAGACTTTAATTTAGACACACCTACAATTTTAACTTTTGTTCCGTTTGGAATAGTAAGTGGTATATCACTCATTACTTCCTGTATAGTTCCAATCATATTTTCTACTCTTGTATACTCTTCTTCTGCTATTTCTTTTTCTTTTTCTATTTCTTTTTTAAGCTCATCTCTGTAATCAAATACTTCAGCTCCATAGTCACAAATCTCATATAAAACATTACCAGCATCATCTTCAACTGTTACATTCACAAATTTAATTCCTTTAGCATATCTATGAGCGTAAGATATAGCTTTTTCTAATGTTTCGTGCTCTAATCTTGTACACACGATTTCATCGTTTTCATTCCCGTTCTTTAACCAGTTTCTGTAAGTTATATACATATTATTCAACCTCCTCATAAGCTTTTTCAAGTTTTAGCATTTCTTCAAAAGTTATTTCTTCTTCTAAATCACACCAAGCTGTAAAATCTTCCCTAACTGAACTCTCTCCACAATCAACAGAACCAGCCATTCCATCATTAATAAGTTCTTCTGTTGTTTTTCTCCATTCTCTGTAATTTTTCATCATTTCTTCTCTAGTCATTTTATCCTCCTATTTCATATTAAAAAACTTTTCAATAACTTCTTTTTCTTTTCCTAAATCTTCTTTTTTTAAAACCAAGACATCAACTTTATCAAATATTTTAGTTTTAAATATCTTTATTATTTCTCTGTGATATTTAATTCTAAATCTTTCTTTATATTTATTTTGATATCCTACCAGTTTAACGTTTTTTATACCTTCAAAGATATCATTAAACGTCATATCTTCTACAGGTTTATGATATTTAACGTTCATCAACTCACTTCCTTTTTACTGATACCTAGAGTATAGTATAAAAAATAATTTATGTCAACACTTTTTTTAAAAAAATTTTATAAATAAAAAAAGAGAGTTATAAAAACCCTCTTTGTAATTAGAATTATTATGTTTTATTTTTTTGAAAAATATTCTTTCATTTTTCTCATGAATTTACTATCATTTACCATTGTGAAAATACTTCCAGCTAAAACACCTACTAGAACACCTATAAAGAAGAAACCTGCATTAGTCATTATTCCACCTCCTCATCAAGAAAATTTAATGCTTGCTCTAAAATATCGGCTATTTTAAAACAATAATTATCTATATTTTTCATAAAAGAATTATAATCATTTTTACAACTCATATAGAAGGGTTTAATTATTATTGTCGTAGGCTTCGTATTATTTATTAAATACGCACCTCGTCCTGTTTCGCCTACACTTATAACACCTACAATGTTAACACCTGTTATTTTGGCTGTCATAATGTTTAAAGCTTTACAAAGTTTATAGGCAAAATCATCTCCACTTTTGCAATAAGCTTCGCAGCCACCAGCCTTGACGTCTTCACTAGCTCCACAATGTATCTCTACAGCTAGTTTAACTTTTTCATTATTTATTTTTACAGGCAACTTTGTATAGGCATCTATATCTTCACCTCTTTCTATTAATTTACCTTTATCACCTAACACTTCTAATATCCCATCAGCTATCTTTTTGTTAATTTTATATTCCTCAATACCATTATAAAAAGAACCTATTGACGTTTTGTTATGTCCTGCTAGTACTCCTATCATTTACTTTTATACGCTCCCTCTTCAAGTATTTTAGGTCACTGGCTAGAAAAGTTGTTCCACATTTTTTACATTTATATCTATTAGGTGTAGCTCCATCAATTGCCTTGTATACGTTTTCTCCTAATGGCTCACCTTTTGTAGATACGTATTCACTTTCTATTTCAACAACATCTTTTCTATGTGCTATAACGTAACCACCACATTGACATTTTAACACGTATTTCAACTGATTGTCAATTACCTGAATACTATCTTTAAATTTCTTAAGAGCTTCTGTAATATTAATTCTACGTCTATAACTATTTACATATAGTCCAATATTACTTCTATTTATGTTTAATCTAAAAATTGATGTATCTGGTAGAGATAATTTAGTTTTTCTTTCTTTATCTCTTACAACTTTTATGATAGCTAGTCCTCTTTCGACACCTAGAAAGTAATATTTACCTTCTTTGTTTTCAGTTATAAACATTTCTTTATCTTGCATAGTTTTCAGCCTCTTTTTTTCTTCTTGCTACAAGTCCTTTAAGAACTTTACCCCCACCTTTATTCCATCTTGAAAATTCATATGTTATCTCCTCAATAGGTGCGTTCGCATTTATTTTCTTTAAAAGTGTAGAGCTATTAAAATTAGCATTTCCTATATTAAAAGCTAGACTTACTAGGCTATCAAATTGATTTTGCTTTAACTCAACATTAACCTGCTTATTTACATTATCAACAAATCTTTGTACATCTTTTATTAATAGCTGCTCAGCTTTATCAGGTGTTATTTTCATACCCTTTTGAACATCTTTCCCTGTATGTCCATAGCCAATAGTTAGGACGCCAGCAGGACACACATAGGCTTCTAATTTCGGTATACCTCTTACACACTCAAATTGTTTTATCATTTCTAAACCGTGTTTGCTAATTTGTCTGATTAATTTCATCTCGAACCTCCTATATTGCATTACAGGGGCTGGCTCAATTTGAACTAACCCCATTGATATAATAGACATACCACACATCAAATTTAAACCTATCACTCAATACCTTTTTTATCCTGATATTTTGCTAATACTTTTATTCTTTTGCTTGCTGTTGCTTCTCCACAACACATACATTTTAAAACTATATTGTCAGTTATTATTTTTTCAGAAATTATATTTTCATTTTCATCAAAGAAAACTTCTTTTTCAATCTCACCGACAAGTTTAAAATGTTTTCCTCCACAACTACAAACCCATTCTTTCATTTGTTACCCCCTAGAAACTTTTTTATTTCTTTTATGGTAGTTATTATAAGTAATGCTGTAGCACATATAACCCAAAACAAAGCACATACAGAAACAATCAATTCTATTAATTTATACATTATAAACCTCTAAGTAATTTAATAAATCTTTCTTTTATTATAGAAAACAAAGGTTTATGTTCTTCGTTTATTAACGCTAGAGTAACTCTATCTATTTTTTCTTTTAATATTTTTCTCTCTTCTTTGTTTGTGCTTATCTCAAAATTATATTTAACTCTCAATTCATCGTATTCAGATTTTTTTTCGCTATAAGCTTTTGCGTTATCATATGCTACATTTTCCCATTTTTTAGCATCTTTTTCTAATTCTCTGTTTTTAATTTCTAATTTTTGTAATTCAATTTCATTATCACCAGCTAATTTAGCCCAACCATCACGAGATTTTTCAATTTCTTTTATTTGCTCTCTTAATGCACTTATTTGTACGTCTGCATTGTTTAGCTTGTTATATAAGTTTCTTCTTACATCTCCAGCAACTTTTAAAGCTGTATCTTTTCTAGTTATTAAATCCTTAGCAGAGCTTAGCTCACAGTTACAAGCTATCTTTATTATTTCATCTATCACCTCTTTGCACTGGTCTACACTGTCACACTTTCTAACTATATCAACACCAAGTTTACTTTTTAATTCTAATATCAATTCTCTCAATACATCTCTTCTAGTAAAACCTTTTTTCATTTTTGTATATTTATTTTTATTTTTATTTTCCATAAGAACTACCACCTCATAATTTTTTAAATCTATATTTTTAACTTCTTTAAAATATTTATCATAACCTAATCTGTTACACTTTTCTAATAATATTTCACTAGGACAATATCGCCTTTTTTTATTGGTATTATAAAGTTCACATTTAGAACAAACGCTTACTATTTCATTTATACCTGAACACATTTCATATATTTTTCCATTTATGCTATATAGTTTCATTCTTGTCCTCCTGTATCACGTTCCCAATCTTGAAATAGATTAGTATATTTAGTTTTAAGCAATTCTATAACATCATCATTACATATTAAAGGTGCGTATGTTTCGTGTTTAGCTATCCAGTCAAACTTATTTATTGAACTATGTAATTCACTGTGATGGTAAGGGCATAAAGCAACTATCGGAAGTGTTCCCTTGTCCTTTTTATATCCACCTACCATACTAACTGACTTGTGATGATGAGGGAATGTTACTTTTCTACCACATATACAACAACGTTTATTAACCAAGCATAAATAAGCGAATTTATTCTGGTCATTTTCTTGTAACATCTTAACAGTATTAATATTAAGTTCTATGTTATTTTCAAAAAAATATCCCATCAACCATTCTATAAACTCTTTAGCCTCAGATTTAGTGAAATACTCTCTTTTAAGAGAAAAAGACTGATTGAGTTGTAAGTGTAACATCTTAATTTCTCCTATTATATATTCCATTATTTCCTTAGTGGCTGTGTCTGGGTCACGTTCTGTACTAACGACAAGTTTTACACTATCGTGTAAAGTCTTAAAAGGCTCATACGAAGTGTTATATTTACCAGTGCTTCTAACATAAAGTTTTTTTAAGATATTTTCAGAAAGGCTGGTATAATATTTCCCAACCTCTCCGTACACCTCTTTTGAATAATCTCTAAACATAGAGAAAATCAATTTTCTTTGCTTGTCAGTTATCATATCTCACCTCTAAAATGGAAATTCTCCATCATCAGTATCAACCTCAGAATTATTACCAATTTCAAATTCAATATCTACTTCTTGTGTACCGTTTCCTATTTGCTCTAATATAGCATCTGAAACTTCTTTCTTAAAGAAATAGATATCTTTGTAATCATCTTTTACTTTCTTCTGTGGTCTAGCTATCCATAACCCTTTTCCCCCATTCATTATTACACTGTAGTTTAGAAACACAAGATTATCTAAATTAAGACTTAAAAAACCTACTGTCTTACCATTTGCATAAGGTTTATATTTTCCTGTTATAATCATTTAATTTTTCCCTCCTTAATTGCTTTACCTAAGTTCTGTAATTGTGCGTCTGTTAGTTCTCCTAAGCCACCTACACCATATTTACCCATCGTATCATTAAATAAATCAATCTTACCTTCAAACCATTCACCTATACCTACTATGGTTTTATTTCTATCAAATGGTTTTTCTGTTTTAGGCTGTGTTTTAACAGTTTTAACAGGAGCTGTTTTCTTAGTAGTTGTTGTCATTTCATCTGCTTTCATACTATCTGGGTCTTTTACCTGCTCTAACTTGCTATCATCAATAGCAAACATTCCATTGAGGGCATATTTTCGTGCGTAAGAGCTAGCACCACCAGTTATTTGAGGTTCGTCACAACCTTTCTTTTGTAGTTGCTCCCTTGCTAACGCAGAGGAAACTAACTTTTCTTCTGGTGCTTCAGTGTTACATAATGTAACGACAGCTTTTACGTAAAATCTATCACCTATAAGCACAACGTCGTCCGATATCACCATAGACAAGCTATGCTTTAAAAGTAATGGTTTTACCCCCTCAAGAATGTCCTCACAACTACGATAGTTGTAATTACCTAATGAGTTTCTTTGATTTTTAGGTGCTTTTAGTTCGTGTTGAATTTGTAATAGTTTCTCGTGTATATTCATAACACCCTCCTACTTCACGTTCAATTTAAGGTTCTCTTGTAAAAAAGCCCCTTTGACATCAATACCTTTTTTCAAAGCTTCCTTAATAGCCGTCTTATCAACTTTAAAAACAAGTTCTTGTTTTACATATTCGTTCGGTATATCATTTTCGTTTTCAATTTCACAAGTTGTACTTTTTCTTAATTTAAGAGTTCCTTTTAATGTCTTTACTTCATTAACTCCCATTTTTTTCATATTGTACTCGATATACTTCTTGAAGTTCGCATTCTTTTTTTGCATAACTTTCTTGATATCGTTTAACCTGTTTATTTCTTCTGTTATAGCCTTGATATCATCTTCTTGAAAATGTAAAACATCTACGATACTTTCAGCTTTCGTTTGAAGCTTTCCTATTAGTTCGCTCTCTAGCTCTTCTAAAACTCCACTATCCTGTATCTCACCTGTTTCCTCATTGATAGAGTTGTCTATCAATTCATTTAATGCCAGCACCTCATCACTAAGATTTCTCCAAGTTATTTTCGACATATAAACCTCCTATTCAATTTTTAATGTTCTGTTAGCTTGTTATCAAGCTCAAATATATAATAACATTTATTTTAGTATATGTAAATAGTTTTTTTATAAAATTTTTTAAATAAAAAAGCAGTTCCGTAAAGAACTGCCTTTGCTATGAAATTCCTTTCAAATTCAATCTTTCGTGAGATTTCACCCTCATTCTATTTTTTATAAGTATACCGTTTCTTTATGTTTTGCTTCTATCATATCAGAATACATTTTTTTAACATCTTCGTCCACAGGTTTACCACCAGCGATTTCAAACTCAAGTTCTTTTCCTAACGCTTGTATTATTGCTGGTATTATATCTTTTTTGAATTGCTCAACGTTTAAACTTCCAACCTTGCAAGCTATTATATCAAGTTCTGGTTCTAGTTCTTTGTGTATTTCCATTATCAATTCTTTTTCAATCTCACCTTTTTTTCTTTCTAACTTACTCTTTTCAATAGAATTTTTAATAATTGCTTTTATCATTTTTCCCTCCTAATTAAATTTACCTTGTGTTATTTTTTCTACAAACTCACTTGTATCATATCCACAATACTTTTCTTCTGCCTTTTTCCACTCTTCTATAAGAGGCAAAATTAAAGGTTCTAAGTCATCACCTTTTATTTTTTCTTTTTCTTCTGCCATCATTTCACTTATATAACCTACAAGTTCTGGTGTTAAATGGATTTCATATTTCCCATCTTTATCCAACATTATATTCTTCCTTTCTTTTATTTTGTTTTTTTATCCAGCCTTTTATATGTTCGTCTGTTAATTCTTTTTTCTCTTTTAAATATCCTAACATTGTAACACTAGCTTGTATAACGTCCATCAACTCATATATAGCTTCTTTTTTGGCTTCTTCTAATTCGTCAGGTGTTACACCGTACATATTTCTAAAATCCTTTTCTAACGCTTGCCATTCTTCGTATGCGTCGTAAAATTCATCTACCTCTTCAAATACTTTATCAAAACACTCATCTGGTGTTTTATCGTTTTTGTGACATTTAACAAATTCGTAACCGAAAATTTCATTCGTATTAATCATTATTTTAACACCTCACCAGTATCAGTATTTATAAATTTCAACTTTCCGTCCATAGCTCTTTCTATGCACAATTTTATATCGTCTTCTATACTGTTACCTCCAAAGTCTTCTATATTATGATATTCAATTAAGAACTCTGATAAGCTAACTTCCTGTCTTTGATAGTCAGTAAGACATTCCAAAAATATAATCTCTGGTATATCTTTAATTTTAAACTTAAGTTCCATATCCATTAGAGAGTTTATAGGTCTTAATTTATAAACCAAAGCTTTTTCATTTACTGTTTTTCCTATCAGTTTAAAACCTTCAAGGTCATATTTTTTCACCATTCTATCTTGTATATAGTTTACCACATTATCAGTTATCATTTTAACCTCCTATATATCCATTGTTCCATCTGCTTTAACAGAGTAAGCAAACAGATATTTTTTATTATATTTTAATTTAACTTTACTTAATACATTCTCAATTACATCTGGTGTATATTTTGTTACAACTTTCTTTTTACCTATCATAACTACTGGATATAATTCTTTCTTTATTTTTGCCAGCTCCTCTTTAAGTTTAAAGGTCATGTATCTCACGCTAGTACTTTGACTAAACCATTTCGGTGCTTCAACTATCTCTATTATATCGTATTGAAAAAGATTAGTCAACAACTTGCACTTTATTTTATAAGTGTTGTCTATAACTCCACCTTTGAAATCTATACAAAATTTATCTTGATGAAATACTAAGTCAGGTGTAAAAGTTATAGCCATGTGTTTTTTATTTTCTCCATTGAACCTAGTGTAATTGAAAGGTTTTTGCAAAATGAATTTATATTGCCACTCAAAAGGCTCTTTACAATTAGCTTTCATAAATTCAAGATATATCTTTTCAGCTTTAGACTCTCCACCATTTGTGTTTAATTTTGTTCTTGCCATTTCTCACACTCCTATTTACCCCTAAAAACGATTTTATATTTTATCCTTATATTTGTTAGTCTAATGTCAGTGGAAACTTTATAGGGTGATATGGTACAGCCTCAGCACGAATAAAAGTATCTTTTACATCATCAATAGTTAAATTATAATTTTTTAAAAAGTTTTTTAACATTCTGTTACAAGGAAAAATAGCCACATTATCTTTAGGTGTGTTGTCGTTATAAACCATAGCTACCCAGTCTTTATCTTTATAATCTGGGAAGAAGTCTTTTATCTCATACATAGGTTTTATAAATCTCATACTTTTCACTTTCACTATTTATATTCCCCCTTTTTAATATCTTTTACTAATTGTATTTCTCCGATAAATTTCATTGGAACTACTCCTATTCTTCCTTTTCTATTTTTCAAAACTCCAAGTTCTAGTAAACCTTTGTATTCAGTATTTTCATTGTAATACTCATCACGATATAGTCCAACCACAACACTGGCATCTTGTTCTAATTGTCCACTTTCCCTCAAGTCTGATAACTCTGGTCTTTTGTCGGCTCTACTTTCTACAGCTCTACTCAGCTGAGCTAAACTAATTACACAGACATTAAAATCAAGTGCAATAGATTTCAATTCCCTAGATACCTCAGCAACCTGCTCTTCTCTTTTGTTTTTTGAGTTAGCTCTTACTAGCTGTATATAATCAACTATTATAAAATCCAATCCATATTTTTTCTTCTTTTTAACCATATTTCTTATTTGTTGCCACGTGAAAGTACCTGATGCTATTTCAAAGCCTTTATTTATCTTAGCCACTTTACTGGAAGCAACAGATATTCTACCCATTTCATTGTTATCAAGCTTAGTGAAAGTATCCTTATTTCTTAATTTGCAATACTCAACAGCCGATAACTGAGATAGTAGTCTTGACATTATTTCTGGTACAGACATTTCAAGGGAAAACAATATTCCTCTGTTACCATTTTTAAGTAAACCCAAAGCCAGTGATAAAGCTGTTGCTGTTTTTGCCATTGCTGGACGCCCTGCTATGATAACAAGGTCTGTTTTTTCAATAGGACAATTAGCATCAAAGTTTTTCCAACCAGTTTTTAAGAAGCTACCATCTTTGTCAAAATGTTCATAAACCATCTTCACACAAGTTTCCATATCGAACATAGTTTCTTTTACGTCATTGTTGTCTAATACTTCTTGTGCCTCTGACATTAGTTCTTCTATGTCTTCTACACTGCTGTTACTTTTAGCTTGTTTTAAAATCTGTACAGCATAATTCTTTTTTATCTCGTGGATATAACCATCTAAATCATCAGCTTTAACGTTTATGAAATTTGTAATAGTTTCTATATCTGTTTTTGTAACAAAAGGTTCAAGACAAGTTGTAGCGTCTATCAGTTCTTTTTTAACAGTTCTCTTTTTTATTTCAGTCAAGATATTATTCATTTCACTTGATATAAGTTTACTTTCAAGTCCTAATATCTTTTCCTTTTCCTCATCACTTAGTGAAGAAACAAAATACAGAAATAATATTTTTAGTTCTAATTCTTTCAATTTTATTCTCCTTGTATCACTTTGTTATTTGTCCTTAAAAATGATTTTGTATTTTGGCTTAGTATTTTATCCATCAACGTGGTTGACGCCTGTTAAAATTAAAATGGTAAAGCCTCAGCTATATCTTAATAGAACTTCCACTTACTATTTGATGGTGTAGAAGTATTATTTGTTTTTTTAGGTGTAGTAAATTCTTGTAGATATATTTCTTGAGATATATATCTTTCCATATGTTTTCTATATTTTAGGTCACTAAGACTTGCAAAGTAATTAGGTATATTATTATAGGCTTTTTCTTTTTCTTCATCTGTCAATTTATACCATTGCTTAAAAGCCATTTTCTTTGAACCTACTTTACCATATAGTTCCCATATGTCATTAAACTTATTCATAATACTATCGTACTGATTGTTAGTATTTTTATATACTGTTTCCCAATTGACTTTCTTTGATGTCAATTCATTTTCTTCAATCGAATTTTCCTGATTGGTCATTTTGTCCAATCGAATTTCACTATCTTTTGAGCCTATATTTTCTATATCATCAATTATTTTTTGATTTATTTTGTAAGCACACGCTTTCCCAACTTTGCAAAATCTTTCTTCTTTTAGTATGTAACCTTTATCCACTAACTTTCCTAATGCTCTTGTTACTGTTTCTCTAGTAGTACAAAACATTTCACCTATATGGCTAGCACTTCCAGTAAATAAACCTAGTCCATCTTTAGAGTAGCTATATACAGTAGCGTATGTTAACAGTTCAATTCCTGTTAACTTCAATTTACAACTCATAAACTTATGTACAATTACATAACTATCTTTCATTTTTATCTCCTCTCGAACTATATATATATTAATATAAATATATTATATATATATTATTATGTGATATTTTGTCACACCCCCTGTGATATTTTGTCACACCCCCTGTGATATTTTGTCACACCCCCTGTGATATTTTGTCACACCCCTTACGATAAAGTTGTAACGTTATCCTCTTTAGTTATATATACTCTTTTGGCAACTCTAAACTTAACAGTATCTTTATGCTTGAGTTGTAATAGTTCAGCTACAACTTTTGGTACAGTTACTAACGCACCATTTGTATTTGTATAATTAATTTTTCTTGCTAATCTTCCAGTAGCAACATTATTTTTAATAAAATAATATTCACCACTACTTTTCACTACTCCGAATAAAAGCTTGTCACCTTCATTCAAACGAGCTTTATTTCTTAGTTCTCTAGGTAGTGTCATCATAAAGACACCATTGTTTAATACATATACTTTTCCTGTCATAAGTACCTCCATTTGTTTATTTGCTTCAAACAACTCCGTTTCTCCGTTTTCACTCCGTTTCCCCATTGTTATCCACACAAATAATATAACACAGAAGTTATAAAAGTGCAACTATTTTTTTATAAAAACAAAAACGGGGATAATACCCCGTATTTATTGCATTCTTGTGAAGTTGTAAATGTCTTTATCTTTTCTAAGTTCATCTTGGTATACGTTTCTTATCTGTAAATTAGCTTTTGGATATTGCTCCATAAAGTTTTTCTTGAATTCTTTATTCAATTGCTTTTGGAAATTAGTTGTCTTAACGTGTGTTTTTGCCTTCTCTTCGCCGTTAACAAGAATAAAATCCTTTATTAATTTTGCGTAAGTTGCTCCATATATACCAGCTCCCAAAGTAACAGCCACATACGATATTCCTTTCTTACTAGACTGTTCTATTATTTCAGCTCCTGTCTTTAAAGGAATTGATACAGCCTTTGAAGGTGCTGTAAGCATACCGAAAGAAGTTTCTCCTATTACAGCTTCCAATATGTTCTTAGTAAATTTAACAGGATTTTCTTTAAAGTCATTGTAAGTCTTATCTATATCAAGCAATTGTATTTCTCTATTTTTTATACTTGAATATAACCAGCCAGCTGTCGCAACCTGTGAAGCTCCGATAGAACCTGCCATTGCATAGCCTCCTATTTTTATTAATGCTTGTCTATCCAATGATTTATTCATATAAACACCGTTGTAAGATTTCACCTGAACCTTATTAAGACTATCTAATAACATACCTTTAGTTGTAGACATCAAGTAGTCAAATGAATTACGTTCTCCCTTTATATTGTTTTGAACTCTACCTACTAAGTCAAGTTCATTTACACCAGCGTTTAGTGTAGTTTTCAGCTCTTTAAATTGTGAAGGGATATAGTCCATTCCTTTTGTTTGTTCTACTTGTCTTGAAAGAGCTTGAATAAATTCCTTAAAGTTTTCTCTTTTATATCCTGAAAAAGCATACATCTTTTTTTGAATGTTGCTCAAAGCTTCGTAACTTGGTGCTTCTAGCATAGAAAGAACCTCTTGTTTAGCCCAGCCTTTAGCTTTTATATTTCCAACAATATCATCTGTAACAAGTCCAGATAAACTTCTAGCTTGTATTCTCTTACTAAAACCAATAAAAGATTTTTCAGACAATCCACTTCCATAAATAGCCATTTTCAACATATCCTCATTAAATGATTGAACTTTATTTACATTAAGGTTTTTATTACCAATGTTTCCTACACGTGTCAAATAGTCACCTGCGTGGGCTAATAATCTCCCTTCATAGTTGAAACCTGCTACATCTGATACTAAATATTTGACAGCATCATTTATGTTTAGTGCTACATTACCACTCAATCTACTAAAAGATTGTCCAAAATACTTAGCTGAATTAGGGAATAATCTGAACATTTCAACTAATGCTCTTTTGTAATCTCCATTATTTACGTATTGTGTAGCTAGGTTTACATTCGCTTGAATTGCGTCTTTAAACCATCTGTTACCTATCAATACTGAAGTTATATATCCTTCTGTTACATTTTTGTTTGTAAAGTCTGGCACTGTTTCACCATAAAGTTTACCTGTTGTTGACAATGCTGTTCTGTAATGTTCTATTACTTTTCTTACATTGTCACTTCTTTTCCCTGATAGTCCTTGCTTGTGTAACATATCTAAGATTTTGTTACCGTTCAAAGCGTTTATTATATCGTTTTTAGTATATCCAACTTGACGTCTTACCATATCACCTTTTATACTATCAACCTTCTCCATAAATCTTAATGCTCTATTTCCATCACTATTTCTTTTACCCATTCTATCAGACATTCTAAAAATAAAATCCTCAAACTCTTGGTGATTTCTAAAAGTCTTGAGAGCGAAACCATCTTGAACTACTCTTTTACCTTGAAGAGCTTCCATCATTCCAAACTCTTCAATCGGTACACTACCCTTTGAATATTCAAATAATTGTTTAGTAGTTATTTTACCTTCTCTTATATCTTTTCTACTTCTTTCAACATAGTTTATAAATCCTTGAAATCTGTCCTCAGGTGTGAGTGAATTATATCTATCACGCATTTGAGCTGTTAGATATGAACTTTCAAAGTTATCATCTGATACAGAATAGAAGTGATTGTTGTAGAAATCTCCGACAGCTTCCCTTATACTAACCTTTTCACCATTCTTTATTTTAAACTCTGCATCTGTACCTTTTATAGTAGGTTTATTCTTAAACTTGAAAGAATTTTCTGTTGCTTCTCCAAGAAACTTATGGTCGTATATGTGTTGTAATTCGTGTCTTGTTACTCCTATCAATGTTTCTTCGTCCATTCCTGCTGGGGCGTCAATTCTAAATATATATTTACCCCCAGTTTCCGTAGTAGGTTCAGTTACACCAGCACCAAATTTTTTAGCACCTCTGTTAAATACAATTTCTACATCATCAGATACTCCCCATTTATTTAAGTAAAATTCAATATTTTCTTCTGCTGTTGTTATTCCGTTTCTAGCTATATTGTTTTGTCCTACTTTTTTAAGTTGCTGTGGTAGTACTTCTTCTGACAATATTTTCTCAGTAAATTTTATTTGTTCCTCTGGTGTAAGTTCATTCCATTTAATACCCTTTGCTCTTGCTACATCTTGCATAGTAGAAGTTCTTATGTCAAGACTAGCTGTAGATTTTCCACTACTTCTTTCTACGTTAAATAAGTTATAGACATTTTCAGCGTTTGCATCTACGCTGTTTGTAGACTTTGTAAAGTCCTCTACCAATTCTTTGTATAGCTTTTGGTCTTCAGGTGTCATTTTTGATAACGCCTCTTCTAATGGCATATATCTTTCTGAAACAGTACCAGTCTTTTCAACTCTAAAACCTTTAGCTGTCAAGATATCTTTCTTAGAAGCATAAGAGAATATTCTATTTTCCAGTCCTTGACGTACTTTTATTTCTTCATTTATAGCGTTTACTAGCTCACCTATTTTTTCAGTATCTGCCTTTCTTAGTTTTTGTAAACTTTCCATAGGCTTTGATATTACTTTTGCTGTATCTTCTGGTACTCCATTAGCTTTTAAGAAACTTGTAATTTGTTTTTTGCTTGGTATTTTACCTTCAACTCCAACAATGTTTCTCAATTCTCTTAATGCGTTCTGACTTAATGTAACGCCATTTAAAGCCATTTCTTCTGTTAGGGTATCAATTATAGCCTCAGGTTTCAAACTGTCGTTTATGATACCTCTCAGGCTCTCAGGATTGATATTCGGGTCTATTCTAAGTGGTGCATCAGCAAATCCCCAATCGTCAGGTGTATAATCTGAAATTTTAAATATCTTATTTTCAAGTCCGAATTCTTGAGCTATTTGATACACCTCATCAGTAGGACTGTATATCATACTCGCTCTAGCTCCTACTACATTGTTGTTATACTGTTCTCTAAAATAACTAAATACTCTCTTAAAGCCCTCAGGTGCTTCAACTCCTAATTCACCAGTATATAACGCTTTGTCAAGGTCAATGTCAAGTTCTTTAGCCATTCCATAAAAATCACTTATACTTGTTATTCCATCTTCTCCACCAAGTGATACTATCTTTGAGTAAAACTGGTCGTCAACAACTCTCTCAGCTTCTTGGAATGTTCTCTTAACATTTTGGACAAATGTTCTAGCACTTTCCGAAGTAGGACTTGAGATTTCAGCTATATCCATTTTATTAATTTGAGAATATTCCGAAACTTCTCTAGCCTGATTAAAAGCTATGTTTTGATAGTGTTCCATAGATTGTTCTTTCAATGTTTGAACTTTCTTTCTAGCAACATTTACAACATCAGGTTCTCCTGCTATTATTAAATTCTTTTCTGGGGTAATATCTTTGATACCTCTATTCGTTATAGTTTCTTGAACAGCCTCAGCCATCGCCCATCTCTCTGTCGGTACTGTTCCCCCAACATCAATTGCTAATGATTTTTCACCATAATACTTAGAACCTAAATCCTCAAAAGCATCAGTTACAATTTCACCTTCTTTATAACCACCAGTAAAAGACATCTTATTTCCGTATCCAGCTCCCATATAATCATCATATGCTTTTTCAGTAGCTCTAATTAAAGGTACGCTTTCAACTTCTGGCGTTATGTAATCTTTATATATACTAGCTTCATCTAAGTTCAGTGTTCCATCTGGCTTAATATTAGGGTCTGCCATTGCGTCAGCGATAGCATTTTCTATTTTAGGGTTCTTAGCATTTTTAATTTTGTTAGCTCCACCTCTGATAATCTTACCTAAACCAGCAAAAGCGTAACGTGTTCCAACGTTCATAGCTGTATTAATACCCCAGTTCTTAGCAAAAGATTTCACCATATTTTCGTCAGGGTTAGCTTCTATATCTCTTAGTGTGTCAACTGTTGCCTCTATTGCTCCTACTGCTCCTTCTGTTGCTAGTACACTTTTCAATCCAGCTAATGTAAATTCTGTCGCACCACCTGTTAAAGCTGAGGCTGTAAACGCTCCTATTCTAATTGTGCTAGCTACGTCACCCATATCAGTTATGTCCATCACATCTAACAAAACATTATGAGATTTTGAAGTTATATTTCTTCTTATAAATCCAGCGTTTGCCATTGAATTGTTTAGTACTCCAACTGTGGCTTGGTGTAACATTTCTAGTCTAGCGTATTCATCAAGCTGGCTTTGTGCGAACTCGTCGAACTGTTCATCAGAAATATTAGGGTCATAGTGCTTCATTATAGCTTTTGCCCCTTCTTCATTTTTTAATAATCTCTGAATAGAATTCATTCTATCTTCAAAGCCTTCTCTCATATAGTTCAGCTGTTGTGGACTATATTTTTCCCACCCAGTTTCTATTATTTCATCAATTGTGTTTTCAGCATTGTTTATATTTCTTATTGTTTCTGTAAAACTTCTACCTCTTGTACCAATAGAACCATAGTGTTTTATTAAAAGCTTTGTCATTTCAGCATCTCCAAAAGTTCCTATATCATTTAAGGATAATGGCTGTCCCTGTTCAGTAGGTTTTATTATTTTTTTAACAGTTCTAGGTTCTGGTGTTTTAGCTAAATTTGAAAGAAGAGCGTCATTATCAACGCTCTCCTGTTTTTGTTTTTTAAACATTCCTGTATCTGTATTTTCATATTTAAAGAATTTCATTCTTACCTCCTATTTTACGCCCGTAAATGTTTGCTTACCTGCTGTTCTCTTAATTCTAGTACCATAAGCACTATTTTCAGGAAACAGAACTTTTCTGAATTCAGCTTCTAATGCTTCACCGAAAGCTCCACTATTTACAAGTTGTGCTTTTGTTACGCCTTTGTTATAATTTCCATCTTCATAAAAATTTGAACCTTCAGTTCTTAATTTATTTTGATATTTAATTATAGCAGTATTTTCAACATTTTTCAAGAAAGCTGGGTTACTTAGCCAGTTATTTACCTGAACTGAATACAATAACTTTTCTTCTTTGCTCGCTGTCGGTTTATAAGTTTCAAATAGTTTATTTATTGTTTTAGCCCCAGCATCAACAAATTCCCCTTGTGTTATTTTACCTCTTGTTATATCTCTACCTCTAAAATCGTCAGGGGTAAACATTTTGTCGCCCTTACCTTTTACCACTACATCAGGTAAAATATAACCTTGTTGTGTTATCTTCATTATATTTTCGGTAAACTTTTTATCTTTCCTATCAACAGATGTAGCTGTTTGAACTACTTGCTTTTGTATTTCTCTTTGATATAAAGTTGATATATCCTCTGCTATTGTTTCTCTCTCAGAAGGTGACATTATAGTTCCGTCATCAAGTGCTACATCTTTAAGAAGTTTAATGTCAAAACCAGTAGGTGCAACCATAGGGTCAGTTACTCCTGAACCTGCTATTAATTTTGTAGCCATTACTTTGTATTCATCACCACCAAGTGTACTAGCTACACTGTTTACTAATTGTCTGTAAGTAGCTATTGTTATTTCTTCTGGGGTATTAGTAGATAGCGACATTCCAGTAGCTCCCTCTTTGTCTGCTAGTATATTTGTTATTACATTTCTACTAACCTGAGGTAAAGCTTTAACCACTGTATTATCATTTATATCATTAAGATTTACTTTGCTTGTTGTACCGTCAGCGTTTACAACTGGCTCAAATAATTCATCTTGCTTCATTGTAAAATAACTACCAGCATTTTTATATTCAAGGTTTTTACCCTGAAAATCAGCTAATGTAGTTTCAGCATCATAAAATAGCCCCTTTGATTTTAATTCAAGAATTTGATTATTCAGCTGATATTTAACAAGCTTGTCCTGATTTTCTCTAGCCTTTCTTGTTCTAGCTATTTCATCTTGTGTTCGTAAATCATTAATTTCACTATCTATCATTCCTGTTACTTTAGATACATTTTTATTTAAAGCTACTTCTAAGCTCTCTAGTGTAGAGTTATTATATTCACCATCAAATTGTTTAGCTAACTGTTTCAGGTATTGTGGGTCTTTTATTTGTTTTTTATACTTAGCTAACTTCTGTATTTTGCTTAAGTTATCACCACCCCCTCCTAAAATTGATTTTACACCAGTTACAACAGTAGCATTCAACCCACCCATAGCCAATGTGTCTGATAGCTGTTCACGAGCTTTGGTAGGGTCTATGTAGTTCTTAGCTACTTGGTCGGCTAATATACCATCAATATCTCTTACAGCAGTTTCAAATTGTGGTACTCCGTCCATTCCCATAAGAGAAGCACTCATAGCAATATCAGAATTGTCTGCTAATATAGAGTTTATTTCTGCCTGTTGTTGTTGAAATAACTCAGCCTTTTCTTTTAACCCTATAACCTGATTAGAATTATAAACAGTAGTTTTCATATGTTCTGATAGTTTTTCGTAAGTTTCAGTTGACAATTTGGTGCTACGTGCTTTTTCTCCTATTTTGTCAAATATAGTTTTAAATTCTTTCTTTTTAGCTTCAACTTCACTTTGGTTTTTATAAAGTAAAGGGTCGTTGAAAGTATTCATATATTCATTATTAGCTCTATCAAATTCAGATTTTATTTTTAGAAAATTCATCTTATCTTCTTTTACTAAGTGGTCTTCATAAATATTTGATGCCGTCTTCATCAAACCATTCCAATCTAAATTCTGTTTACTAGCTCTTATAACTTCGTTAGCGTCTGCTCTGTTATTTATTAAATTAGCCGTTCTTTCTTTGAAAGCCATTGTTTATTACCTCCTATTTTTTTAAACCCTTAGAACCTTTTTTACTTTTCAATGCACGTGTCAAGCTACTTCCTTCACCTGATGTGTCACCTGTATGCGTTTCTAGTCCTCCTGAAAAAGCACTATAAATTGAAGAAACACCACTAGTTACACTATTTATGATATTCTGGTTAGCTTGAGCGTGAGCCTGTGCTTTTGCATTGTGTATTCCGTTCAACTCTGCTTGTCTATCTATATCTAATTGTGCTAGTGTATTTATAGAATTATTATAAAGAGTTCTTTCGTTATACGCTCTTTCACTTGTCAATTGCGTCATAGCGTCCATATAATTTATTTTAAGAGCATTTTTAATATCGTTACGTGATGAATTAAATACAGCTCCACCATTCAATATACTAGCATTAAAAGAAGCTTCTGAATTTTTAGTTATATAATCTTTGGTTAAACTAAACATATTATCAGCTATGTTATAAAAATTTGTTTCAGCATTGTTAAAAAAAGTGTTTTCTACTTCTTTTTTGTTGTGCTGATATTGAGCTTCAACTTTTTGCTTCTGTATTTTAGCTTGTTTGTCAGCTTGCTTTTTAGACTTGTTAGCTCCTACAACACCACTAACAATACTAAGTCCACCCATTATTGCACCGAATAAAGCCATATACTATACCTCCTTTATTGTCCTAAGTGATAGAAAAACTCTACCCCTTGTAATATTAATTGTTTTTCATTTCTAGTAGTTTCAATGATTATATCGTGTGGCTCTGTTAGTTCTTTTTCTCCCTCATATTTATAGGTAGAATATACCCCATCTAAATTAGATTTTATTATTCTATCTATTTTTTCATCGTAAATTATTAATCTGTTTATACATTCGTTATTCTCATCGTAAAATTTAACAGCTAACATCTCTATGTAAGTTGTCGTATCGTTTAAAAGCGTACCATATTTCTTAGTATAAGTATAAGGTATATTTAGTCTTATAAAAGCTCTGTCATAGTTTTTGCTTCTATCTGCTTGATATACAGTAGCCGTTCCAAAACATAACTGTCCATAAGTTATTAAGTTCGCTGGTATTTGAAGCGAAGTTCTAGCAAAAGTATTTATATTAGTTTCATTATAAATGTAAGCTCCTACCGAAATTGAATTGTCTTTATACTCATAACCCTCACGCTTAGCAACCTTTTCAGTGTAATTGAATTTTGTTTGCTGAGATAAAGATACATAGAGATATTTTTTGTTATTTATAACAAATTCTCCAATAGACGAAAAATCATATCTATCATTAAACTTGTCAACATAATAACTTCCAAAGTCTATATATCCTTTTATACCTGTAGTATTTTGTATAGCTTTTAGTTCGTTGTATACGGTTGTGTAATATAGAGTGTTATTTATATCAACAGCTTCATTCCCACATTCGTCAGCAACAATCATTCTTATATCCAGTGAAGAACCTTTAACTATGTTATTATAACATATTAAGAATATTCCTTTGTTAGTTACAACCCAAAGTCCACGCCCTGTAATAAAATTTTTAACAATTGGTTGTTCACCATTAACATATCCTAGCTTTATAAAAAAAGCATCATCATCTAACTCACCATTAAGAAAATAGTTGTAATCTCCAACCTTAGAGAAGAAGATATAAGTTCCGTTCGATACAACCATTCTATTTTGAAATTCAGCTACAGTATGAAATCCAACTTTGTTATTCCACAAATCAATCATAATTCCATAACTTAATAAACTTGTATTTCCCACACTCCTACTAACTTTAGCCGTTGTATAATATGTACCAGTAACATCAGTTTTAGGGTTAGTAAAATCAACAGGTGAATTACCCATATAAAATCTACCTCCACCAGTTGTGTCAACATCGTGGATAATAACGAACCATTCATTTTCAGTCAATCCTGATATATTCTCCATATTAATCATATCTGATTGATAAGGGTAGTATATCCTTGTTATATTAAATTCTTTGTTATATTTAAAAAGAAGTTTACCGTCTTGCCCTATATTTCCACTTATTAAAAATTCTTGTAAGTCAGTAGTTCTTATTTTGTAAGGTCTTATCTTTTCTGTTGTTCCTATCATAATTTTTCTTGTCTGGTATATATCAACCTGAACCTTAGATTTATGTAGTAAAGGGTTAGTTATACTAGCACTAAAATTATCATTAAGTCCTATATTTCCTGAACTACTTATTTCTAAATCATATCTATTTCCATTAGGGAATGTTACTAATACGAATTTATCTATTAGTACTAACTTACCAGCTCTGGTAAATCCATTCTCAGCAAAAACATAACCACTTAGAAATTGATTGCTTTTATTCATTGTAAAAATTCTATCCATACACATACAGATATAAAAGTTAAAAGGTGTGTTTATAGCTCTTATAATAGGCTTATCATATCCAGCAGGTAGTCCACTTATACTTCTTGGTGTATGTTCTTTTAATACTTCCAGCCCTCCTAATTCTGTCGGTAACATATTAACAATCCTGTTAGCTGTTGTCATATACATCTCGCTATCTTTATTAACAGCAAGCTTGTTCCCAGCTTCTCCCATTTGCCAGTTATTTTGTAAGAAATTTGTAGAACTTATCATTCCAAACTCGTTTCCCCTACTCATTTATAATTCCCCCTATTCTTCCATATCCTTCTCTAAATGAAACATTTGCTTTTTCTTCTTTTAATCTTCTTTCTATATAAACTATTCTGTCATTATATTCTGGGTACATTAAGCATAATTCCCTCGCTAACATTAGAGATAAGTACTCTGACATATACATTGGTATTTCTGTAAGTGGTATTCTACGTACATAATTTAATACTACTTTCGGAGTGTCAGCAAATATAAATTCGTTTTGTATTCTAAAATTGTTAAATTTTCTATCATTATCCATCACACTTAATCTTTCTGGGTATTTTCCTACCGATTTACTTCTTTTAGGTTTTAGTTGCATACCTTCAAAATCTTGTGGTAAGTTAAATATGTATTCTCCTGTATCTTTGCTTATTTCAAAGTAAGTAAGTTTTACAGTTGTGCTCTGAAATCTAAAAGTATTGTCCGAACATACTTGTTGAATAACGCCGTCCATCATCGCTTCACACGCTCTATATTTTTTACTTCTAGTATCGTTGTAGTCATTTACGTTTCCAACTTTTAATAAAGCCTGTTGTATAATTTTTCCTTGTTGTAATGTTGCCATTAAAAAACCTCCCTTTTTTCTTTACATTATACCATAATAAAAAGAGGGTGCTAACCCTCTATTTTTTCTGTGTTTTCTTGTTGTGTTCCTAATTTAACATCATTCGTATCTTCCTGTTTCTCGTTGTATATCTGTATAGCTTTTCTTAGTTTAGGTGGTATCTTAACCCCTACAGCTTCGGCATTCTCTATGATGGAAATAGTTTCCAATCCTATATAAAACGCTAATGTAATAAATCTAGCATTTATAAAATAGTCAGACGTATGAAACATTATGTCAAGATAATTCGCAACTATTACGATTAGGAATTGTACGAATTTTTTCAGTCCTCCATCAACCATAGCCTGTCTTCTCATCTTTCCAGTTTTTAAAGCTTTTATACAACCAGTTAAATAATCTATCAGCATAAACAAGCAAAAGCCTATAAATAGATTATCCATTCCACCTAACAGATATATTACAAGTCCACTTGATGAAGCATAAAATATTTCTAGCAAGCTTCTTTCCTCCCCTAACATTACAAGACACCTCCCTTGACACTCATAGCATAGTCTAGCATTTTTTCAAAGATATGATAAAACCAATCTGAAATTTGCCAATTAAATATTTGTCCTAGTATAAGGAATATAGCCACTATTACCATTATGAAAGCTAGTGGGTTGCCGTATACTGTTATCTTTTGCTTTTCTATGTCTGCTTTGTCTTTTCCGTCCAATGTTACTTTTTTTATTATTCCTAATGCCTGTCCTATTAATGTTATTATTCCGTTCATTTTAATCTCCCTTTTTTTATTATTTTAAGAATATTACTGTAGCTGTTCCACCAGCTTTAAGAACATTTTTCAACCAAGTAGAATGTATTCTACAACTAGCCCTTGATGCCATAGGGTCACCACCGTATTTTAATAAAAATTTTTGTTGATTGTTTACTAATATGGTACGTCCATAAAACTTGTTACCATCTCTATCATCAAATGTTAGATAGCAATAATCTTTGGCTTCATCACTTGTATAAAATCCATTTATGGAAGCGTCAACACCTTCTATCCTTCTTGGGTTACAGTTACCAACTATGTCTTGGTAATAACCATAAATTCTAATACCTCTTCCCAATCCTGTGAATTGCACCACTGTTCCGTAAGATTTACCCCTTAAATCTGCCATTGATATGGTACCACTGGGTCTTCCAGCTATTTGTCTTACAAGTGGGTCATTTAAAGTTATGTAAGAATTGTAAGGTTTTTGTAGTTCCTTGTTTACACTAGCCATATCAATTGTACCTGTAGGTAGAGCCATTATCATCACCTCCATTTCTGACTAAAATATTCTATAAATTCTGGCGTTTTAGGTACATCAATTAGAAAAACATTTTCTTCTGTTATTCTTTCTGGGAAGTCTAACCACGCTTTTTTATAGTTATCTCTTATCATCTTTTCCTCTTTACTTTCTTGAATGTCGCCTCTAAGTACAGCTACATCATAGATAAGTAAAGTTTTAAAAGCTTCTGTTCTTTCAAGTCTTATTCTATCACGGATATCATCAATATTTATCATACCCCATTTATATAAATCTTTTTCAGTTGCTGGGACTATAATACCATCAACTAGTTTAGGTACACCAGAAGGAATTTCTTCTAAATTGTAAAACATTATTTTGTCGCAAGGAATTTCACCTTCAGAAACTGTACCCATTATAATTATTCTGTGTTCCTCAATTAAAGCTTTTTTATTTATTTTGTGTAATGTAACCATATTATGCCTCCTTGATAGTTTTAATTTCTGCTTTAAGCTGCGTAATTTCTTGCTTAAGCTCTTTTATAGCTTGTAGGCTAACTGTAGCTAACTTACCATAGTCGACACCCTTTATTTTTCCTTTTACAGGGTCGTCAATTTCTATTACTAATTCAGGAAATACTTGTTCAACTTCCTGAGCTATTACCCCTATATCTTCTTTCTTTGTATCTTTCCAGTTATAGTGGTAAACATTTAAGTTATCTATAATATCAAGTGTATTAGTTAAAGGTTTTAAATTTTCTTTTAATCTTATATCTGAATACGCTACTACGTTACTACTAGAAGTAATAGCACCAGCACTAGTTATAGTACTTCTAGAATAATATGAATTAGCACTATGTGCATTTTGTATATCTACACCACCATATATAGTTCCACCAGCTCTCTTATCTAAAAACTGTTGTTCCATTACTAAAACTTTATCATTCATAGTAACTATATTGACGTCATACGCCTCAGCGTTTGCTTTTATCATTCTAAAAATTGGAAACGAATTTATAGGTGTTGAAAATACAAACATACCTTGATTTCCTAAACCTGTAAACGTAGCTTCTTTGTTATCGTTGTCAAATACTATTCTTGCTGAATATCCCCAGCTTAAGCCTATTTCTTTTGTAGTTTTAAGTTTGAATAAACCGTTTAAGTTTTGTGAATTAAAATGAAGTTGACTACCTAGAATTTCGTGAATTCCGTTGTCATAAATTCTGTAAAAAGCGTTACCAATTGTATTACCCATATTCAAAGCGTTTATACCTGAAGTTGAACCGTATCTTCCTACATAGCACCCTTGTGTATTACCCTCAGTAAAAAATCTTACTACTGCTGGGTTATCTGTTCTGTTTATATCTATAAAACCATCGTGATAAATAGAAACACTAGTGTTTGGTTTTGCTGACGTAACAAGAAGAGAACCTGTCATAGTATCGCCACTTCTTAAAACTCTAGTATTTTCTAGGTCTGCTACTTTAGTTACCAATCCAGTCGGGTCAAATTTTCCTAACTCTTCTAGTATTTCTTCACCTTTTTGAGTTATTTTATTTTCACTTTCTGTTACTTTATTATCAAATTCTACGAATTTTTCTGTGACATAAACATCTACATTAGATTTTATAGATTGCTCTAATTCTTGTGAATATTGTAACATTCCATTTTTAAAGTTTTGATAATCAATATTTAGCCTACCTAATACAGTATTATATATTCTATCTGTAAGTCTGTCAAAATGTTCATACATATCAGAAATAGGAATACCTCCAAGTGTTCCATCTTCCAACTTGATAACGGTAGAACCTATTGGCAAATCAGGAAAAACATTTGTAGCTTTTTCACTGTCTACTATCTGGTTTGTTTTCTTTAAGTAGTCTGTTATCTCGTGTACGTCTTGTATAACATTGTTCATTTCGTGCAACATAGTATTTATATCTATGTCACTTGATGGCTCGTAAATTGAAGATATCAGCTTCTTAATAGATACTATTTGAATTGATAAATAAGTTCCAAAAACTTTTTCATTTACTATTTTTAAATACTGGTTATTAGTATCACCGATAATCTGAAAGTCGCCTTTTGGCATTACCTTAAATATTCCTAACTCTTCTTTATACAGAACCACAGAAGTTCCCATTTCTATTCCGTTTATCTCGTATTGATATACCCCTTTTTCTATCAGAAATTCTTTTACAGGTAATACCAGCTTTCCTTGTTTGTAGTTTATTTCGCTCATTGTTTGCCCTCCTATTATTTAAAAAGGGTAGCCTTTTAGACTACCCCACTTGATTTTGTATTAAGAAAGAGTTATAGTCAACCCTGTTTCTGTAAGTTGTCCTAGCGCTCCTGTTTTAGTGACGATTGAACCATCAGACTTGTAAAAGACAAATCTTAATTGTTTAGCTCCGTCTTTAGCTGGGTACTGGTCTACCTCAACTCTTTCCACACCTTCTGGTAATTCAACAGGTGTTCTCAGTAAATACATATCTCTTCTTTTTAAATATTGTATAGCCATTATTTTTATACCTCCTAGATATTATTATTACCTCTAGTTTTTAGACGTTGAGGTGGTCGGTCTTTAATAATTTTACTCAGCAACAGTTTTTGAGTAAGTAGGGTTTTTCTCAGTTCCTAACGCTACTTCTGTTATCTCGTTAAGTTTTTCAGATTTACATTCAAATATCCAAAAACCTTTTGGGTCAATACCTTTTGCACCAATAGATTTTCTTACAGCCATAGTGAAAGTATCTCCATTCATTAGGTTGTCACTTGACTCAACCTTAGTTGAACCAACCCAAGAAGCCCCAGCTATATTTTTGTTTACACATATTCTGATAGTTCCCGGTTTAATAATATAATCTCTTTGAGCTCCTTCGGCACCATAAGCTTTATCTAACTGGTCGAATTGTTCAATAGCTACTCCACATACAGTAGGTGTTTTAACCCCTCTAACGTCTGTCATATGAGAAAACTCAGAACTTGCAAAGATGTGTCCTTCTCCGTTTCTTAATACAATTGACGCCCAGTCAAGTGAGTGTATTAACATAAAAGCTCCGACGTCTGCTTCTGTTGATACTCCGTTAAATCTTCCTGCTGAATATACAAGTAATTTCTTAAATAACTCAATATTCTTAGCGTGATATAAAGGAAGCAATTTATCTCCCATTTTATTTTCTTCTGGCAAGAAATTATCCATTGCCTCAATTGCCTTTACTATTTCAATATCTTCTCCAATCTCCATAGCTCTAACAATAGCGTCCATAAACCATTCTTGTCCAGTTATTCTACCTTCTAACGCCATTTTTTGTTCGGCTGTTAGTACTTCCCAACCATATATAAATCTAGGTGCTATCTCCATATTCATTAGTTCTCTTGTCATATTAGCGTCTTTTGATGCTTGTAAGTCATTAGAACCTAATAAATAAGGTGCTTTGTTAGAGTAGTTACCTCCACTGTGTCTTGTTAGAACTCTAGTTTCCCCTTTGATTTCTCTCCAATCACAGTATTTTCTTAGTCTATTCCCTTTTGATGCGTCTAGTCTTGGTCTGATTTCTCTGTCAAAATCCTTCTCCAATCCTAATGATAGTTTTTTTTCTGTTGAAACTTGTGCCATTACTTTATACCTCCTAGTATTTTATTTATTTGTTATATCCTAATATTTGTTCTACTTCTTTTCTAAATCTTGGTGATGTTTTAGAAAGAACTTTTTCAATAACCTTATCTCTAAGTTCATAACCTTTTCCTTTTGAGTATGCCTCAGCCATTAGCTTTTGATAAGCTTTTTCTGCTTGTGAAGTATCATAACCACTTTCAGTAGGCTTTGTATTTGTAGGTGTTACGTCTGCTGGTTGTGAACCTTTGTAATACTCGTGTAGTTTAGCCATCATATTAATAGCTACACTATCAGTCATTATAGCTTTGTAAACTTCTGGGTTATTACCCCATATCTCTTTTACAACGTTATTGATTGCTTTATAGTTTCTTCTAGCTTCTGGGTACAACTCTTTGTTAAGCTGTGCCTTTATTTCCTCAGGTGTTTTATTAGCTTCTTTAAGCTCGTTCTCTCTAGCCTTTTTTAAAATATTCATTTGTGCCTGTGGGTCTGTAACTCCTAATTCGTTCAGCTCGTTTATTTGTTGCTTGAACGTCGGACTATCTATATTGATACCTACTTCTTTTAGTGCCTCGTATTTTGTAGCATCTATTTCAGCATTGGTATTTCCCTCTTCATCAAATAAATTTTCAAAATCTAGCTCATCATTTTTTTCACCTTTTTGCTCTTCATTATTCTTTTCAGCCTGATTATCATTATTTAAATCGTCATCTAAGTTATCAAGCGTTAAATCGTCCAGTCCGTCACCTTCGCCTGTTGTGTCACTTGATGGTTCGCTTACTGTTTCTCCTGCACCACCCCCATTGTTATTTCCTGTTGTCATATCATAGCATATATTTAATTTGTTTAGATTATGAAATTTATACATTTGTCCCTCCTATCATTTCAGCCCTTTTTATTTTTAGTTCTCTATCTTTAGCGTTAAGCTCTAGGTCATACATTAATTTTAAAAGAATATCCCTATGTTCTGGGTATCTTCCGTGTTCCATATAGAATTCGGCTTTTCTTCTTTCTTCGTCAAGTATTGCCTCGTTGATAACATTATACACAATATTTTTTATTTTTGGTTCTGATACAATTTCGTGTATCAATTTTTTATATTCATCTCTTACTTTCATAATAGAATTCATAATTATTCACTGCCCCCTATTTCAGCCACTGCTTGCATCTGTAAAGCTTGTTTCATCATCATTTCTTCACTTTCTTGTCTTTGCTCTTTAGTTGCTCTTAAATATACAGGTACTGTAAATGTATCAGCAATAAAGTTCAAAGTATTATCTTTGTTCAGTGTAGCTGTTCTTACCTCTGGGTAAAATCCCTGTACAGTCTGAATATAAGTTGAGAGTTTTTGTATCTCTTCCATATCCACCGTTTCGGTAAGTAAGTTTACGAACTTAGCTTGAAAATATTTATCTTCATCAATCTTTTTAACTATATTCTTATCTTGTAAAATCTGCTTAGGTTTAGCGAAAGTAGGAATTAATACTTCATCATAAAGGTTAGATGTAGCATCAGAAAATTTCTGATTGAATAATTGCATTCTATATCCCATTTCAGCGTTACCCCTAGTTGTTCTGTTCTCGACTGAACCCATAGGATTGTTAAAATGAATAGCTTGAATAACCTGTGTATACCTTTGAATATCTTGGTCTAATGGTAACAATGTACCAGTAGTATTCATAGGAACGGCGTTTGCCTGTCCTGTTATTCCATCACCTCCCCAGTTTAAACCGTTAGGGTCAAGGTCAAAACCATCTATCAATCTTTTATCTCCTACCAATAATAATGGTGGCTCTACAATTCTAATTGATTGTCTAGCCCTTAGATTTTCACAATAACATAATCTCTCATAATAATCAAGACAAGTTACCCCTAAACCTCTACCCCATACATTATTCGGCATTACAGTAAATCTGAAGATTGTATAGGGGTTGTAATTATATATTTTTCTATATAGGACATTATCCATTCTTTCATCAAATAAAATCCATTCAAATGTATCTGTTTCAGCTACTGGCATAACACATTCTATTACAGTTACTTCTTCATTTTCATTTATACCATCATAACAGCTTAGGTCAGCTTTTTTATACAAGCTTCTAATATCCCATAAGGAATATTTAAAATTGTATCTAAATACTATATTAGGTCTATGTTGCAAGTCTTCATTGAACAGTAATTCATTAAGTGGTACATACTGGTGTCTGAAAGGTACTTTTTCGCTGTTTTGTTCTTCGTATTTCCAACAACCAGTTCCTAGCTCACCCCAGTCTGTTAAAGCTCTACCTATCTCTTTTTCGTAGTTACTAGCTAATATATAATCAAATATCTCATCTGTTTGTACATCTAACTTTTCTTTATAAGATTGTATCATATCAATCAGTTCTTGCCCCTGATACTTTTTAGCAAGCAACGGTTTAATTACGTCAGATTTAGCCCACTTTTTTTTAATACCAAACAGGGCATAACTTATAAAGTTTTTAAAACTTGTCTGTGCGTCACTGATACTTGAATTAACATAAGTTCCTTCAAGTGTTCCTTCCAGCTTAGAAGTAGTCACACTATTCATAGGGTCAGTATATGCAAGTATCTCATTATATAAAGGTTCTATTTTGGATTTTAATTTAACACAATTTTCTTTGTGTCTTTTATACTCTTCAAGAGGTCTAGATGTTTCATACTTCATTTTACATCACCTGTCTTTTTTTCTTATTTTCCTCTTCTTGATTTTTTTTCATTAATCTACTAAAAGGGTCTTGTCCTTGTCCTGTTACAGCGTTGAAAATACTTTCTACATCTCCCAAGCCGACATCACCCTCTTCCTTCTTATCACCCTGACTTAATTGTCCTACTGGTGTTGTTACCTCTTCTACTGGTTTTTCTTGCGTTAAAGTTTGTATAGGTTCTACCTTATCTTCCTCAGGTGTTTGTCCTGCTAGTCCTCCCACTATTCCTGTCACAGCTCCTACTGTTCCACGTACTAAATCTTCACCTATTCTTCCTATTCTTCTGAAAGCTCTACCTATTCTTCCACCCATTTTACAGTTCCTCCTTTTTTAATATTATTTCTGTTTTATTATCTTTTACAGTTTCACTAATTATAACATATTTCTTAGATAGTCTTCTTATAAGTGCTTCTGATTTATAACCAGTATTCCAACAAAAACCAACGTTTGATTTTTTAATCATTCTGTCTACAAATTCTGAGATAGGTGTTAACACGTTCAGTTTTCTTTTTTCTATATTTATCATAGAAAGCCAGTTTACGCCAAAGAATTTTTCAGATTGAATATAGAAGCCGTTATATTCAAACCACGCCTCTTCCACCTCTTCGACGATATCTAACCCCTGAAATTCTTTAAAGTCTTTTATATTGAATTTTGGACGTTTACTTTCAGTAAATCTATTTCTAACTTTCACATCTAAGTAGCTTTTTAATTTTTTGGCTACGTCCCAGAAATCAAAAGGTGTATAGTGTTTAGAAATACAGAAAACAACATAATCAAATTCTGGCAATAAATCCACATTGATATCTTTCCAGCTATCTTGCTTATATCTAAAAGGTCTATATTCACACATATCACTATCATCTTGTTTTATCCAGTTGTATTCTCTTATAAGGTTTTCGTGCCTTCCATATACTACCCAGTTGCTTATATCAAGGTCACTAATCTCACCTTTGTAAGTTATATCGTGGTGATAGTCTATATTGAATACAGTTGCGTCTTTTGCTCCTATTTCTCTAAGCACAGGAATTATTCCGTCGTGTTCCTGTATTAAGAATGTTTCTTTAGCACTTCTACATTTTTTTCTTAGTACATCAATTAAAAATCTTGTACTGGCTTTATCTGGCTTAAATGTAAGCTCTGGTTTAATTATCTTTATACATTGCCACGCCTTTTCAGGTGCTATATCCTCATTCATATATTTATGATAAGTTTTCATTTCTGTAAAAAGAAAATCTATGTCTATACTTAATACTCTCATTCTATCCTCCTATTAGAAAGGTGTTCCAAATTTCATATTGTTTTTGAAACCACCTTTTACTTTTGGTGTTACATCTGTTATTCTACTATGTTTTAAAGGGTCTATGTTTCCAAGTATATTTTCATTAAGACGTTTTTTAATTCTCTCATTCTGAGTTTCTTCGTCAAACATATCCCTGAAATACTCAGCTACAAAGTATTTGAAACTATCAATAGGGTGGTCTTCAAACATTCCTGAACGCTTGTCAACCTCCATTATTAAGTTACCAGTCTTACCATCTCTCTTGTAGTTTACTGAACTTAGGATTTTAATTATATAGTCGCCGTTAGGGTCGTCTATAATTCCTATCTTTCCTGTTTCAATTACCATTCTACACAATTGTAGCATTCTTATTATATTCATCTTTTGAATTATTTTTATCGTCCATTCTTCTGGTACGTTTTGCTCTATCTCTCTTTTTCTATTTAATTTACCTGCATACCCTTGTAAGTCGTTGTTAGCGTCAAACGGTAGTATTATCTTGACATTGTAAGGACTTACAACAAGTTCATTAGCTGTGTGCTTACACTGGTCTATAAACTCATTTAAGCTAGTCTGATTTCTTATCATACTGTCAATTAATACAGGTACATCAAGGTTACTGTCCTTATACCAAGTAAACATAACAGTATAGTCACTTTGTCCTAAGTCAAATGAAAACCACAATTCTCTATCATAACCTACATTAGAGAATACGTCAAGACGCTTAGCTTTCTTTAAGCTATGTCCTAGAACAGCATCGTTATTCATAGCCTTAGTACTTACCATATATTCTTGTAAGAATGTAGCTTCGTCATATTGAGTTTTAAGCCATTCTAACTTCGCGTCATCATATACTCTAGTCCCGTCAGCATTAAACCCTTCTGTCGCTGGGACAAGTATCATTGTATAAGTTTTACTTACTTCTAGGTTACCATCAAGTAGCTCATTAAATTCACTGGCAAAAAACGGGGTAGATATTTCAAGTATTCTACCGTTTGCCCTGTCTACGTTACCTCTCAGGAACTTCCATTTGTCACGTGAAAATCTTGCACTCTCAGTTACTATCAAAGCGTCTAATGATGTACCTAATTCGTTATTCTGGTCTGTTCCTAGTAGTAATATCTTACTTCCGTTCTTATATTGGAAGTTAGACATATCTTTATGTAAATACTCCCCAGTTCTAGTAGATACTAAACTTTCCGTATTGATAACCGTTTGGAACATTGGACGTCCTGTTTTGTCATCATTTACGAATAGTATCTTTTTCAAGGCTTTAAGGGAAGTTCCAAGATAACCCACGTTAGCCCCTTTTTTTAAGTTACATATCATATCGGCACAGGCTAAACCTGTTATATCCTTACCCATACCCCGAGAAGCTGAAACAGCAACCCTTGACATCTCTGGTAAGAACGCTTTCATTACTTTTATTTGAAAGTTTCTAGGTCTAAACTTCGGAAGCTGATATATCATTTTTAGTGTTCACCTCTCTATCAGCCCATATAAGAAACTCTTCCCATACTTTAGGCTTGTACTCCTGTAGCCAGTATAACAATTGTGTATCAGTCACTAATGTACATACTGACCTAAACTCGTTGTCACTACTTTGCTTTTCGGTCATATTACTTAACATTTTCTTATAGTCTTTTGATTTAGTTATTAGTTCCATTATTTTATCAACTCAGCTTTTTCCCCAGCTTTATCAATATAGTCCATTGTGACTTTATGATTGAATTGTTCAGCTAGAACTTCATTTTTATCTCTTTTAATTTCATTACCTTCTAAGTCAATCAAATGCTTAGCGCAATCTTTGGCATTAAAGAAAATGTTATTTACATCACCATCAAGTCTTGTTAATTCTTTTATTATATTTATCAATGCTTTTGCTTCGTTTAGTCTTGTCATAGTTTCTGCCTTATCCGTTTTCTTACCAGTAAGTAATTGATTAGTCAGGCTTATAACTTCTATTCTTAAATTATTTAACAAAGATTTATAGTCGGTTACTATGTTTACTTCGTCATCTTTTGCATCAGTAAACAATTCATTATATACCTTATCTATACAAGCGATAATAGTTTTAGCCTTACTAGGCTGTTGTAATTTAAACATTATAGCGTTCATTTTTTCCTCAACTGTACTATCATAAGTCAAAGAAAAGCTTCTCTTTACCATTTTAAATCCTCCTCTCATTTTGGCTATATTATAGCATAAAAAAAAGAAGGGGAAATATCCCACTTCTTTTTAAGAGGTTAAAATGATAGGTACTCTAATTATAACATTTTTTCTTACATTTGTTATTATCAAATTCTACCGTTCTATTTTTTGTAATTACCTTGAATATAATAGCTTCTTTTTCAACCTGTACCACTTCTAATTCCTTGTATTTGAAATCAACAAAAAAGCATCTTCTTAAAACTTTTCCCTCGAGCATAACTAACCCTATTAATTTACACTGTTTATAATAAGCTATGTAAGTTATACCATTACTCATCTCAAAAGAAATATAAGCGTCATAATTAGGTTTATGTTTAGTCGCATTCTGCCATACAGCTTTTATTTTATTGGCTACATATCTGTTAGTGAATGGTTCTAAATCCTTGTAAAACCCTTTAGGTCTAACACCAAAAAAAGCCTCATTAACATATGCCAGTATATCTCCTGTTTCAGAAAAACATTTTTCTTTCATCATTCTCTCCTTTGTTGTATATATCAAATTATTGCACTTTAAATTTCTATTATTTTTAATACATTGAAGCCACACTTCATTTTTAGCAAAACAGCCGTTACCCTTTTCATTTGAATACTTATAATAGCAACCCTCACAGCCATGATGTCCTTTTGTTAAAATTAAATCTTTGTGTTCCATTATTCTTCCTCCTCAGCCCATACCTTATCTTTGTCAGTTGTTACACAATCTCTTCCAGATTGAAATTCAAGCATTCGTGGAATAGTACATTTACGTTCCTTTAAGAATATACAACCGTGACAAGTCGAAATCTCATCATCATAATCTTCAAATTTTGTGCCTTTTACTAGCTTATATTTCTTCATCTTCATCTTCCTCTCCATCATCTTCAACCCATATTTTATCTCTATTATAACCTAACGCACATTGAGTATATAGTCCACTAGGTGCATTACACCTATCAGCCTCTACATTAAAATAGAAGCAGCCACAACAATCACAAATCCCATCTTCTATATTGGTACCTTTTATTAATTTTAATTTCATTTAACATCAACCCCTTTTTCTTTTAACAACAGAGTAATGTAATTATGAGCTTTTTTTAAATCATCAATTCCATTCTTCTTATTAGCCCTAAACAGATATTTAATAGCGTTAGCTTGATAAAACGCTTCTATGCCTTTACTATCCTTTACAGCTTCGATTATAAAGTCCATACAGTTTAAGCCGTTACCAAATTCATAATGACTACTAGGTTCAAAAGATACAGCCCGTTTAACAGAAGATACAGTACCACATTCATTAGATTGATATTCAGTTTCATCTTTAGTTAAAAGTAACTCAAGTTCATCTTTACAGCTCCAACCAGCATTACAATCATAAATACCTTCTCTTTTTAATAATTCTAATGTGTGTTTAGGGTTCTCAAGAGAATGTTTTTGTACAATCTCAGAAACTAAAAAGCCATCTTCGTGTTCTATTAAAATTGAATAATCTCCAAAATGGTCTTTATCAAATCCAATAATAGTGCAAATCTTACCACGACGTAAAACTTCACTTCCTATTTTAAATCCTAAAAATTCGCTTTGTCCTGCTTCTACCCATTTAATCATTTTTTACCTCCAACATAGCATCAAATAACAATTCATAATATCCGTGTGTCATCATTTTAATTTCTATCTCATCAGTGCCTATATTCGCCATCAACCATTCGTCGTGACGCCACAGCTCACTATCTTCCGTTATAGCCTCATTACTTTGCATAGCTTTAACAACAGCCCTTTGCAAGATATCAATACTCTCTTTCAAGTAATATGATGTGTCACAGCATTTGAACCCCAGTTCTTTTTTCATAACTTTCACACATTGAATAACATTTCTTTTGGATAGGTCTTCGTGTGTTATATTTAAAAAATCCTTTACCTTTATAGTTTCTATACCAAGCATATAACTCCCCCTAACATCATTAAACGAAAAATCATAATCATAGCAAATATAGTTAATATCAGCATTATACACATAAGTACTTTTTCATTGTGTTCTAACATATCTGAAATGAATAATACAAATATTTCTGATAATATAACCACTGTTAAAGCACTACTAATTAATATAACTTCTCCCATTTTTATATCTCCCACTTACAAGTTTTTAAATTAAATACAGCTCCTGCTTTTTCAAGTTCATTAGCTCTCGTACTTCTAAATTTATAATCCTGTTCTTTTTTATACTCTTTGTAACTCTCATTTCTCTTGTAAGTAGTGATTATAACAAGAGCCCCATACTCATCTACAGATTGATTTCTTGTAAGTATCTCATAACCTTGAGAATATCTCAGATTGTCATTTTCATTTACAGCAACAATCATATCAGTTAATCTATTGCTTTCACACTCGCATTCAGTTATATAATATTTTGGTTTAAACCAATCCTCAAATGTTATGTTATACCAATATGTCTTTCTAATCTGGTTAATAATGCAAGTATCATCATACTTGACAGTTATGTTTCTACTTCTTAGATACTCATACTGATTAATCAACTCATTTTTCTCAGCCAACGTTATACTTCCAGCCTTCTCCAAATTTTCTAATATATCAATTATCATTATATCCCCCTTAATAATTCCCAGTTGTCAATAAGAAGTTCTTATCACTGTCATCATCTATCCTCTCATAATCTTTGGTATAATGCAACTCTACACTTCTACCTGTAATTCTATTACCCCAAGTTTCAACTACTTTAGTGTAGATAAAATTACCTTTCATCTCTTTTTTAGTTTCAGTTCTTAAGACTTCATAATTCAACAACTTGAGAAGCTCTAAATCAGCTTTATCTTTCCTTAGTGACATAATTACCCTCCATAGAATTTAATATTTCTTTTAGTGTTTCTATTATTATTGGTAATTTATCAATAGAATTTTCTCCTAACTCATTATTTATACAAATGCCTTCCAGTAAGTTTATTTGTCTTTTTAACTCTTTTGGTAAACGCTTTTTGTCTAATGACTTATTTAAACGTATACCTAAATTATAAGTAAGATGTACAGTATTATACCCTTTAAGTTTTATTATAGGTTCCCATACTTCTATTACTTTCTTATATCTATGTATACCTAAGGTACACGGTTCTTCCATCTCTGTTATTCTTACATACCCTAATTTCTTAAGTGTATTTATCATATACTCTGTTTTTTCAAATTCAACTATCAAAACTCCACCACCCTTGTTATATCTACATTTTTATCTCTTATTTCAAGTTCTACTTTTACAATACAAGCTTTGTTAAATCTAAATATCTTATCTATCTTAGTCTTTAACCATATAACCCTACAAGCATTACAATACCTAAGTTCTTCTATTCTAGTAAATAGATAATCGTATTTGCCCCTGAACTCACTATATACATTTTGGGGAATATAAAATACTTTTCTTGTAATCACTCAACCACCT